GTCGCCATTAGGATCAAATGTGTCATAGTCGAGAGATAGCTTATCATAGTTAATATAATCTTTCCAGAATACCGCAAGATCAAATGACATTCTAGGATCTGTTTTACCAGTCTTATCGATAAGTTGGTAGACTATAGCGCGTCCCGTCCTTCGAAGATCATTTACACTATTTGCAGATGGTCTTTCACCTTGATACACTGGTATTCGTGCAACCCATCCATCAGGACCTTTACCATAAGAACCTCCACTATTTTCCCTAGCAAGTTTCTTTGCCTTTTCTTCACTACCAACGGGTATCTCTTGTACAGTAAACTTTGGATTTGGTTCATAGATGCCTTCACTCACGATTAGTCGATGCTGTGCGAATTGTGGATTTGCAATGATCGTCTGTATTGCCTGTGTATGCAGTACTAAATTTCTAGCAATCTGTTTTAGATCAGGCGCACCAAAGAAAGTTTTACCGTATAACTTACCAAACTGTGTACGTGAACCCTTCGCACCAAGAAACTTAGCACAAGTGATACCAGGACCGAGTTTGGTCGCTGAAGTGATCTCACTTTCAAACTCTGGATTATATTGTGGATCAACTAATAACTTCATTTTGTATTCACCTTAAAGCGTTTGCTACGAGTATCAGCAGGATTGTTACCTAATATATTAATTCCAAATCGAACGGTTCCTTTCTTATTAGCAGAACGACCTATGTTCTTTGGAATATTCTTCTTGAAGTCTTTATTGAGTTTTCCTTCTGCAACAAGATAACTAGTAAAACCGCCATTATTAAAGTTACTTGGATCCCGTAATTTAGATCGTATCTCATGTATGGTAGGATCAAAGTTGAATAAGTCCTTGTAGTCGTCAGACTTACTAATCTTATCTTTCAGTGCAGGATCAACCGATACGTTACGGATACCATAGTTACTTGTAGATAATTGCAATTCGACAATCATTGGATTAGGAATAGGCGCAGTCGGAGGAATAGGTATGAACGGCATGATTCCTGGCACCGGCACTGGAGGTGTAACAGTTACAGGTCCTAATGCGCCCGATACAAGTGACATTGCTGATGTAGCTGAGAATTCAGAAATAGATGCGAACATAGTATAATCGGCACGAATTGCGTCTGCCGCTTTACCTACTAATGTGCCATAGAATGTCGCAAGATTCGTTACACCAGCAGGAAATCCACCATATGATTTACCGTAGTAATCGACGAGTGGACCACCAATAGTTCCTTTGTGACCAATTATACTAACGTGTCGTGCTGTAATGTTAGCAGTCGATGACGCGGCAACCCATTCGCCAACAGCAGTAGTAATTAATGATGAACCCGATAATAACTCTATATTTCCCTGTACAAAATTATTCTGCTTACCTGCTACAATAACATTGTGATCGTCTAGTAATGTTTCTGTGTTCATGCCGACGACTTGAGTACCTCGTGCACCACGAATCGTATAGTTCTGATCACGATCTACAGTTTTTGTATGTCGTCCTTTAATTTTTTCAATTTTGTCACCAGCGACGTTGAGATTATAATTGCCCCCAACATCGACATTATAATCACCACTAACAGTAAGATTAAGATTGCCTTTATAGACAAGATTGCCTTCTCCTTCAATAATTGTGGTGTGATCACCACCCGTTACCTCTATTTTCTGATTGAGGGATACGATAACAACAGTTCCGTCTGCTCGTAGCTCTACTCCAGCACCTGTTCTATGCTTGATTAAAATTCGCTCACCGCCTGGGGTGTCGTCTATTTCTATTGCATGACCGGATTGTGTTTCTTGAACTTGATTATAAGGATACTGTGAAGGTTTTTGTGTTGGAATATCAATAGAGACACCGTAGTCGCCTCCACCAATACTAAGATTATTTATTTTTTCTCCTTTCGCTGCCTTGTTAACACTAGAACCAAAGAAGTACTCACGATTAGGATATTCACCGGACGGATCTACAAACCCAGCTATAGGTACGCCAATAGTATCGTCAGCGCCTTCTCCGCTCGCAAGTATTCTGCTATCTAAATCGTCTACTTTATTTGTCATCTGTTAACAACTGAATTAGGGTGAATGGTTCTTGAGTAAGAGGATCAGTGAACTTACTCTTCTTACCAAAGTTGGCTCTTACATAACTCGTAACATCAAAACCAGGATCAAACTCATCCTCATCAATATTAGAATGCCCTACTATCTGTGCTCCTGGAAATATAGAGTAGATAGAACGACAGAAATGGTCGAATGTATTAATCTGACTTCTGGTCAACGATTGTACAGACAAGAATTGCTCTGAATTAGGTGTTCCTGAAGGCACGTTTATACCACCAACGAACACTATTCCTATACTACGAAGATCATGCCTATTAATTGGAGAATGTTGTCCTTCGAGACTAACTGGTCTTCCTCGCTGAAGAGAACCATCTCGCCGTATTACGTAATGATAACCAATACCATCTAGACCTACATCACGATGGTATTTATTAATCTCTTCAGAGCCTATATTTTTATTAGTATGAGTCTCTGTCCAATGCACAACAACTTCTGTTACTTCACGCTTAATATTCTTAATGTCGGCGAGCAATTCTTCGAGTGAGGATATGTAAGGAAATACAGGATCTCCTGTACCTTTATTCCAAGTCTTATCGAATGAACCAATAACATAAGGTTCTTCAAATACAATATCTGTCAATTGAGGTCTTGTCGCATTAAATACTGTCGTATCAATACTCTTTAAGAATGTTCTTATCGCTGAGTATGATTGCTTGTTGGCAGAAAATACTAATCGTACTGCCTGCGAAAACTCATCGGCATCACCTTGACATAACTCAATAACACGATTGATATCTGCATCAACAAGAGCGGGGGCGAATGCTTTAATCTGCTTACGAACAGTAGTTAAAGTTTCTATGTTAAGACCCTGAATAATACCACGTTGTGAATTTTTTGCTAACTTTGTCTGAACGAGTGAACGATACTCGCTTCCCTTCTTCTCGTACAATGCCTGATAATTAACAGTATTGCCAACCGCACTCTGCACAGTCTTACCATCTTTGCCGCCCGAAAGATTCTCAACGTCAGAGAGCGCGCCAGCAAGATTTTCTTTAATATTATTATCATCAGATATGGTAGCACGAAGATCAACTAGACCGTTGCGTATGTTGCTTACAGCATCACCGAACGCTGTGTCGAAATTATCACCTGATCCTGTAACTGACGTAACCGAAGTAACTGCACCATTAGCGTCCCAACTAGCAGGAATATTTGTGATGTTCTTGCCTATACTATTAAGAGTATTACCACCAGCATCTTTAATATTATTCAGAACACCACTAGTAGCATCTTCTAGTACGGTGAGTACAGATTCCGTTGCAGCTTCTGTTAATGCTGTAATTGCACTAGCACCGTCAAATGCTCCCATCTTATCAACAAGAAGACCTTTACCTGCATCTAGTAAACCCTTTGGACTTGCATCGATAAGAGTCTTCTGTAGACTACCAGCATCAATTCCTAAGCCGGTGATTAACCTAAGTATGGTTCCGACCGTCGCGTCGACGCCGCCCTCAGATTGCAATGACGATGCGATAGGATATACAATGCCATTCGAATCTGGTTCACTGAACTGAACAGTAACACTAGACGCAAATTTAGATGCTAGTCCGGCAATTGCACCATTAACAAAGTCCGTTCCCATATTCTTGAGACTTTCTACTCCGTCAGTCATTAATCCTTCGACTGTCGTATCGCTTAACTTATCGGAGAACGCGTCAAATTTCTGAGTAAGTCCTTCAACACCCCCTTGAATTTGACCTGCAATAGAACCTGTAACGCTTTCGGTTGCTGCCTTAAAAGATTCTGTTGATTGATTTGCTGCATCTGTTAACGGAGCAGTGTCAATCGATGTTACTGCCGTTTTAACATCATCCTGAAGTTTTGCCGCATTTTCTTTTGCCATTAATCAAGCACCTCGTCATATATACTTTTCGCAAATCTATCGCTAGTATTAGTATTTTTTAAGTAATATCTATTAACAATTTCACTGGCATCTTTTATATTAGTAGTAGCAATCAATCGACTATTTACTTGGTTGAACTGATTGCGTAATTCATAAAGTACAAATTGTATCTGTATAGAGAATAGTTTCCAGTCAGAGTTTGGTTGAAATTGTCTCGTAAATTTAAGTAGATTATTGTAACGACTATTTGCTATGTTTACTTTTCTCCATCCTGCGATACCTAATTTATCATTATAATTAACATCATTCCACTTTTCGTCATAGATTAAAAAACTAGACTGTGCTTGAAGAGCGCCTGTTATAGCGGCAGAATGAATCAATGAATATCCATTATCAATAAAGAACTTCATTGACTGCTGTCTACGAAGTGTAACCCGAGCATTAGGATCAGCATCATCTTTAAATGCTGAAATAATAATATTCTGCAATCGACTCTTCTCATAGTCTACTGCATTCACACCAGATACTCTACGCTGAGTTTGTGTAGTAGAGGGATACTCTGTGCGCGGCAGAGAACCTAAAACAAGAGGCAACTGAGATGTTGCACCGTCCATAAAAATTCCAAACACGAACGCGCCTTGCACTAGTTGTGGTATTTTTCCAATACCTGATGCGCCACCTTCAGTAGTCGGAATTAGAACTTGTGCCCATGGTAAATCTTTCTCAGGAATGTCGACAGTACTTGGACTGTGAACTCCATTGATACGAATCTTAACACGACCCTCTAGACCAGAAGGAGGATGTGCATTGATGACAGTGCCAAAGAACCAACGAACATCGTCCCCATAGAACTCTTTTGAGATAGGTCTTAATATGTTCATATTTTAAAGTCGCTCGATAAATCAGCAAGTTTTGTAAGTCTTAATTGAGCAACATGCTTTTCGCTAGTCAATTTATGATTGATCGCAAGAATGAGATAATCACCAGAACTTTTCATGTCGATTTGTTCAACAACATCTTTCTGATCTCCCTCAACATCGGCACTCAAGAACAGCAAACGCATCTTATTTCCGACATCAATTTTACCCTGGAAGAATAAACCACCGTTCATACCAATATCTAGCATATTCTTCTTTAATATACCACGAATGATTTTGTTCTTGACTTTTAGACGCGACTCTTGTATATTATTATCTGCATCTAGGACTGTTGCTTCATCATGATAACTATTAAACTGATTGTAGGTGCCACTTGAAGTGACTTGATGTATTGCTAATGAATTATATTCATCAGATAACCTACCGTCAATTAACAAAGACGGATCAAATACTGATTGAATTGATTCTGGAGAAATAAGCCCGTTAGTGTAGAACTCGTCAATAATGTCGCGAATCGTTACATGACTATCAACAGAGTTTCCTGTACCAGCATCAAGATTAGCATAGAGAGAACCTATTATTCCTTGCTCATATAGTGCAAGAGCATTCTCATTTCCAACACTCTTATATGAAATGATTTCATAATATGTCTTTAGAGGATCTTCGCTGCCCTGCAGCGATTTAGAATATCTAGCAGGCAACTTATCATTAAAGACATTCGCCCGTAGAAGATTGTCAAGATCGCTTAATTTTAAATCGTTGTTATATAGGCTTGAGGTTAAGTAAATGGGTGCGCCCAGCTTTGTTGTCGCTCTATCTTTTAACCACTGAATTGTTTCGATAGGACTCATGTAAGGAACGATAATCTTTCTTACACCCTGAACTGAACCAGCAAAGTCATTAGTTGTAACGGTTTTATTCAGATCTCTATTACAAACATCGATTATGATATCTTCTAGAGTGCTAGTATACGATCTGCTAAACTGCTTGATGGCATCAACATATACCTGCTCCTCGACTAGATCAACAGACAACATCTGAGATCTTTCGTTCAAATTCTGCACTTCGTTAATCTTAGAGAAAAAGAAGTATTTGATGATGCTAGGTTCTTCAGGTGCTTCTGCGTTACCTATAACAATTCGTATTCTCTCTGTACCTTGAATGCCCATCAATTCTCTTAGACCAAAGTCATCAATGAAAACCATTCTAGCATCGATATAAGGTTTCGAGATATGTTCCCAAAACTGCAATTCTATTATGCTATTCTTTATATCAATAAGTTTATCTTCATCTGTGGTCGATGAAGAAATAATTGACGCTTCAAGAATAGCAAATTGAGACTGATTCTGCGCCATTACTATCTCTCGGTCAATCGACGAAATTCGCCGACGATCTTTTCTATGCTATCTTTTTTGATAACTCGAATTTTCTTAGACTCATCATTCTGAGCAATTAGATATTCTAGATTTGTTACTGGATACTTTGTCACAGCATCAAAAAAGAAGTCGACCTCTTCACCACTAGCAGATGCCTCGTAATGATGCGTTCCTGAAAATTCGTATGTGATAGTCGACACGGGTTCGGAGATGCCAACACCCACATATGATAAATAAGTTCCTGCGACATCGCTATCAGACGATACAGTTATTTCTCCTACATTTAAATTCTTACTAACGACAACACCACTTCTATTTGGATTTCCTATCAGAACTTCTTGACCTATAGGATATCTTTCAGCATATGTCGCACAACTATCAGCGGTTGTGATATCTAATTTAACTGTGTAGTTTGGAAAGTAGTCATTTTCAGCAGCAGTATAAACTTGTTGAAGACTCATCGGCCAACCAGTTTCGCGCAGACGCTCATTCATTAAGAAGAATGTCCAATCATAGTCACTCTTACCATACAGCGTATAAGATAGTGTATCTGGGCGTTCGAAGTCCATTATTTCATATTCAACATATGTGCCAATATCGTCTCTAACTGTATCGATTAGATCTACATATTTCGACAGTTTTTGAAAATAAACTGGATCTTCGGCATCACCGAACTTATAAAGATTCTTTGGAAATTTCTTAAAATAATTCGACATTAGTATGATCCGTCTCTAACCTTGTTTTTATCCAGCGCAGATACTTCTTGGAACGATAATGAAATGTCCACTTCAATAAAGTTTCCGTCCATTAACAGGCCATTACCGGTTGCGTTATATGATGTCTGAACATCTCTCAGATAACATCTTTGAATTTTATGTGCAGCATCTTTACCAAATTGATTCTTAACATCAATCTGAAATACATTAGGAAATTTATAGCCTATGGGTATTTTATTATCACCTACTGTTATCCTTTCTGGATATAATTCCTGTCTAAAGAACTTGACAATATTTTTAATCTGATCTGCTTCAGCAGCACTTGTAGCAATCATCTTAAATGTAAATGCAAACTGGCGCAGAGAAACTTCTTTAAACAACGTTCTTTGATTGGGTGATGATGCAATACGAGTAGCACTCTTAACTGCATCGCCTAGCCCTTCAGTAGCACCAGCGCCAAGTACAGCGCCTCCAATTCCTCTACCTATCAAGGCGCCAATACCAACACCAGCTGCCTTAGCAACCGCTTGTGCTGCTAATGCTGAGGCAGCAGTACTAAAAGAACCATCGCCCTTGGTAGCACCAGCGAATGGATTTTTACCTCCAAGTGCGGTCTCAAGACCACCGCCCAAAACACCAAGATTAGCAGTTTCATATGCTACATTGTCACTAAATCTCAAATCACGCTGAAGCGGTAGTATAACACTTCCTTGTTTTACTCCACCTTTAAGATTCTCGTATGATCGAAGAGTGGCAGACACTTTCGCAAGATCCTTTTTCTGCCGCTCGATTATTGTGGGATCGGTTTCTTTATCTGCTGTAGTCTGATCATCGGATCCAGCGCCTACCTTGCCAGGGTCTCTGAAAGCATTACGCGCCAACTTAGAACTAGCTTTATACAAAGAATCAAAAATCTCGCCGATTTCACCCGCAATATCTAAACCCTCAATCTCATATGCAGTAAATGTAATCGAACCCGGAAACTTTATTCCGCCTGTAGGCATAGATAATGGGTACCGATAGTCACGTACTTTATTAGTAGTTTTTACATCAGTAGTAGTGGGAGCGGGCTTTATAGTTTCGTCGTACAGAACGACTTCGCCTGTATTTACTGAAGAAGCACGATTTGCTTGCTGTTCCGATTCTTGTCTTTTTGGTCCAAGCATTAAGTATAGCCCTGCTAAATAAAGATTTATAAGGTTATTTATAGCAAAATTATGGCGAGATCTGGAAGATACTCTGTTAAAAATCCCGAGAAGTATAATGGCGATCCAACAAAGGTTGTATATCGTTCTGGTTGGGAAATGTACTGTATGCGATACTTTGATGAATCTGTAGATATAAAAGGTTGGTCAAGTGAAGAAGTTATTATACCTTACCTATACGAAGTTGATAATAAATACCATAGATATTTTATGGACTTTAAAATTGTATACACTAATGGCAAAACTGTATTAATCGAAGTGAAGCCTCATAAGGAATGCTCACCTCCTACTTCTGGAAAGAGAACCAAAAAGTATATAACAGAAGCATATACTTACATCAAAAATCAAAATAAATGGAATGCCACTAGGAAATATGTCGAAGATCGAGGATGGCACTTTGAAATATGGACTGAGAAAAACGGCTCTCCTTTAGCGGGACTTATTCCTAAATCTACGAAACCTGCGAAACCATTAAAGAAACTCAAACCTTTCTCTAGAAAAAAGACTAAATAGTATAATGACAAACATTTTTAAAACAGTAGAAGCAGAGGCATTCCGTGCAGGCATAACTCCTCGCACGAAGCAGTCTCAGGCGTGGTTCAGAAAGAAAGTGCAGAATATGAACGTGAATCGGCGCGGGCTAATGAGTGAAGAGCCTATAGAGAAAAGAAGTATCAATAGTGCTAGAAATGCATCTGGCATTGGTGATATGTACATGTTCTTCTATGATGCAAAACATAGAGAAACACTTCCCTATTGGGATGCGTTTCCCCTAGTCATCATTGTCGGAAGAGCAAAGAAAGGCTTCTATGGATTAAATCTACATTACTTGCCTATTGCATTAAGAGCGAAGTTTTTAGATGCTCTTATGGGAGTAACTAGTAATAAAGCATATGACGAAACAACACAGTTTGCAATTACATATGAGATGTTGCAGAGATCTGCAAAAATGAAATATTTTAAACCATGCTTCAAACATTATCTATCAAGTCAAGTAGAGGGTAAGTTGGCATATGTGCCGCCACCCGAGTGGGAGATTGCTACGTTCTTACCGACCGCACAATTTCAGGGCAATAAGTCACAGGTGTTTAAAGATTCTAGGAGTATGATTTAAAATGGCAGCAGGTGTTCCTTCAATAGAAGACTTTAAGGGTCTAATAACTAGCAGAGGCGGACTGGCAAGATCGAATCTATTCAGTGTCTTGCTTCCTAACATAGGTCAGAACGCAGAGTCTCCAAAGAACATGGGATTCTTATGTTCTAATATTACACTTCCCTCTCGTAAGTTGGCAACGGTACAACGAGAAATGGGTGCCGATACACAAGACGTAGTTTATGGATTTAATGATCCTGATGTATCTATGACATTTCGTGTGTTAAATAATCAAGGTGCACGTATATACTTTGAAGAGTGGCAAAATTTAATACATCAAAAGATTGATGATCAGGAAGGGCGCTATCAAGTAAACTACGCTGATAATTATTGTTTTCCAGTTCATATATACCAATGGAAGAAGGGATGGAGTATACCTGTTGCTAATAAGAGTAAGGACTTTAAACTGGGTCCACTTAACATCAATCTCGATTTGGATGTTGATATAGGAACAAAGGGAACAAAAAATTATCATTGGTTGCTGGATCGCGCATATCCCGTAAGTATTACATATGAAACTTTCAGTGAGGGACAGAATGAAGTGAGTCAATTCAATATCGACTTTGCTTATAAGTCCTGGGTCGGCGAGTTTATGTCAGAAAATGATACGGTGGGTGTCACTGCATCTGGCGCAGTATCAAATAGTAGTTCATTGACCAGCAAGATATACAATATTTTAAAAATTTAACACAATTGAGAATTAAATTATGGCATTACCCAAGTTAAACGAATCTCCAAAATATGAGATGATAATACCATCTACAGGCAAGAAAGTAAATTTTAGACCCTACTTGGTGAGAGAAGAGAAGATATTGTTAATGGCATCTGAGTCTGGTGACATTAATCAGATTATGAATGCAGTTATCGATACTGTTAATGCATGTATTCACGAAGATGTGCCGAAAGACAGTTTAACAACATTCGATCTTGAATATCTCTTTATTAAGATTCGATCGAAGTCTGTTGGTGAGAACGTTTCTATCAATCTGAACTGTAGCGAATGTGGAGAACCAAACGAATTAGTAATCGATCTAGAAGAAGTTAAATGTAGCAAAGCAAAGAAGATCTCGATCATTAAGATTGATGATACGATCTCTGTAGAGATGAAGTATCCGAGCTATGGATCGATCGATCTAAATGTCAGTGAAGATGAACTTGGATTTGCTATATTAACAAACTCTATAGAGGCGGTTCTTACAGAAGAAGAAAGGATTGATATTAGTGAAGAATCTGATGAAAGTGTTCGCGACTTTCTAGAGTCTATGACTAAACAACAGTTCGAGAAACTTGCGGAATTTTTAGAAGATATGCCACAAGTTAAACAAAATGTTGTTTTTGATTGTGTTGGATGTGCATATAATAATAACATAGAAATCAAAGGAATGCAAAGTTTTTTTTAGTATGTCTCTCTCATGAAGACCTAGCAAATTATTTCAGAACGAATTTTTTGCTCACCAGACATCACAAGTATACATTAACAGAATTAGATATGATGATGCCTTGGGAGAGAGAGATACATTTAATAATGCTTATGCAAGCATTGCAGGAAGAAGAAGAGGCAAAGAAAGCAAATGGCGGCAACAACTCTTGATGATTTAGTAAAACAACAGAAAGGTACCAACACTAGACTCGACAGTGTTGATGATCGCTTTGCGGAATTTTTCCAACAGATTGCTAAAGACAAACTAGCAATGATGGAAATGATACGGGAGATGGCACCTCGAGATGAGGTTATGCCTGCGTCTGCGACACCAAGTCCTGAAAAAGATGACGGTGGTGGACTTGGTCTTTTAGGTGGACTTGGTGTTGCTGGTCTTCTGTCAGGATTATCAGCAGGTATTCTGGCGCTGGGTCTTAACTCCCTCGGTGCTGTCGTGGGAATAGATAAGATGTCAGCTGGCCTTAAAAGTTTAGGTGCTAAATTTAGTGCCTGGGTTGGTAATGTTGGAGCAAAGTTTAAATCTATTGGATCCAGTGTATTAACATCATTAACAGAAAAGATTAAGGTTTTTAGTGCCAAGGTCAAGGGGTT